ACCGACCTTTTCAAACTGATCTATCTTTCCGTAGATATAAGCATTTCCTATCACGGAGCCATATCCCTCGAAGGTCTTATCTCCAATAGACCAACCATCAAGTTTACCTTCTATGTAATAGATGTTTGAGTCGGTGAACTCCCATGAGTTAACACCTGTCAGGCCTATAGAATATTCCGTCGTGCGATATTTAAAACTCTGTCGAGAGGTATCTGTATTACTTCCCCTTTGTGCGAAGTTCATTTGGGCACTTGGGTGATTCTGTTGTGTCCAACTATCACTAACCTCACGGAGGATGTATTTAAACTCTCCGTTCGTAGACGCATCCGTTATCTCTGTGATATAGAAATAGGAGGTAAGAAATCCCATCTTCGTGATGTTGCCCGTATGGCTGTCACTACTCTCTGTATCGTTTACACCACCGAAGTTGTGAAAGATACCCATGCAGAAATCGCCGACTTTCACAGCGCCGTACTCACCATCCTCGAGATGCAATTTGACTGTTCCTGAAGATAGTTCCTTTCCTTTTGCGTCTTTATCTATAGTGACACTTTCGATTAAACCACCGCCGCTAGATTGATAATCCATGCCAACAAGCACCACAACTCTATTGAAATTTATCTGAGGAACTTGAAGGGTCTCCCACAATACGAGACCTCTCATTTCTGCATTTCCATTCTTTCCGATCTTTGCGCCTGAGCCAGTGAGGCCTGAACTGTATGTTCCTACCGTAACATCATCTTTCAATACAGACTTTCCAGATACGGTATTATCTTTATCTACAATCTGATTACCATGAACAATATTATCCTTCCCTATTTCATGAGATCCTGAAACAGACACATCTCCACCAACCGTTGCTTTTCCTGAAACGTTTAAATCTTTCCCGACACCAAGACTAAAAGGCGTCGAATCATCTTTCTCCTTGCTGATAAACTTATTAGAAAGAGAACCAAACATGTCTGTAATAGACTGCCAGAACGCATCAAAAAGATGACCCGCCCAGGATGTCGCATTTGTCGCCTCGTCTGCAAATCCGGCCTTTATCTTGTTTGTCTTTTTTATTTCGCTTCCATCTTCCTGTTTCTCATAGTCGGTAATATTCAAATAACCGTTAGAAACAGACAGCTTGTCAAGGTCTGCCTTATTATCATGGGTATGTCCAGGAACGGATGATTGCTCTATAATACTTTTTGTAATAGACGTACTTCCGCCACCTGATCCGGTTTCCCGAAGTCGCTTGCTGCGACACCGTGCCTTTATCTTTGTTACTGTCTGTGTATACGTCTTATTCATCTTCTACCTCCACGTCTATATATTCATCTTCTGATATTTCCAGCAATACAATTTCAGCAGTATCATTTGAACAGTCCTCCACTATACTTGCTATTGCAAAGTTGATATCATCACCCGCCGATACTTCCCTTACGAGACCAAGAGGATCGTCCCCATGATATAAATTATCATCTTCAAGCCCATTGACAAGATGTTTCCCGCTTGTATTAATAGTTCCGCTGAGTTTCAACATTCTGTCACCCGTTTGCGAATAAATGGTACCTATAAGAAGCTTTTCGGCCTGAGAGTTTCGAGACTCACGAACAAATGTGTGTATCTGTTCATTCAATTTCGTCATGTCAAGAAAACAACCTTTAGCTAGGGGGGAGTCATCCTCTAGCGTCCCGCAATTTGTATCCACCTCCTTATCGTCTTTAGCGTCAGAGTTGATAACACCTTTATAGGTCACATCGTCCTGCTCAGCAGTTTGGTTTGTCATCACGTTTACCAGTTCAATGGTTGGCTTTTTAAAAAGAAGCCACGTCCATTCCGCATCATTATTATGTTCAGACAACGCATCGACGTCGTTCATCAGGATCAGCCTGTCACCGACAGATATCTGTATCGTACCACCTACAGGAGGGGATGGAATATACTCTCCCGTCTGGCGGTTCACAATATTCCCGTTCAATTTATTCGTTGTTCGCGGGATGGTATGTTTATTTTCTTGCCATCCAAGCACCCCGGTATCATCCACCCTGTCGTCATAACTATAATATGACAGGAACGCCGACCCCCATCCGAGCACATCACCATCTTGCACCCATGTGCCCTTCATCGAGCTCACGGGATTACTCACTGCGCTTGAAGCATTTGACCAGTTGCAAAAGACATATTGATGACCGTCGTCTCCGGTCAAGATAATCCTTATCGGAACATATACCCAGTTCACATAATGCTTCACCCAGTCCACTTTATTCTTATAACTCAGATCATCACCGGCATCCTCATAGGGATTGTATTTTACGTCTAGCAGCATCGGGAGCTTAAGTCTATAACATGTACCTCCGCCCGTTTTTTCAATCCTGATCCCCGAAATAGAAAACATTGATTGCGTCGAAGCTGCCATAAAAGCATCAGTTACCGTAGTTGCTGTTGTGATATACCGATAAGAATTGATATAATAATGATTGGTGTCTATTCGTGGAAGTATATTAGTTTTCTGATGTTCATAGCTCGAACTTGATATATATTTAAAATATTCCTGAGAGACAAGCGCCGCAATTCCATCACACTCTTCACCAGAGTTCCAAGGGAAAAGATGGAAAAACTGAACCTCATTAATATTAATTGTTGCACCAATACCGGAACTCTTACCCCAATGAAGTGTAAATCCTCGCGCCGGATCTTCACTTTCAAAGGTGCTTACATTGACGGTTTGCCTCCACCCAAGTGCAGATTTTGTGAGAAACTCAACATCACTAAAGCTACTCAAAATGTGATAATAGGCTTTATCATAGTCAACAAGTTTAATATCCGCAACATCCAGAGATGACGACGCATAAGGGCTGAATGTCACCTTTACCGTATTACATACCTCACCCGTCCCTAGCACCTGGTCATCGCTTGCCCATTCAATACGCCTTGTTGCATTCCTTTGTGCCAAACCATTCGGATCAAACACATATATCTTTCCTGCCTTCTGTCGTATCTTCAGCGCAAGAGGTGTAAGAATATGGGTTATCACATCTTTTAAATTTGATACCTCCCCGTCTTCATCTGTCCAATTCTCGCTTTTGATGCCAATAGTCGACAGATCTACCGTATATCTCAGACCGTCGTTGCCTCTCGAGGATCGCTGCGTGGTTATCATACTTGTATCAGCCCCGCACGTCGTTCCTTCCTCCACTGTTGTCAGACTGAGAGCATCCCCGTCTGTTGCATTTGCCCTGCAGTAGTTTGTGACCACAGCAAAGTTAATTCCACTCCTTTCTAAAGCATCCTTCAGTATGCTATCGATACTCTGTACACCTGTAAGGTTATATTTCAAACGCTCGAAGATTCCGAAATCAGTAAACGTCAAGCTCACCTCGTAATCTCCAACAGTAGCGTATGGCTCTTCATAGAATTCCGGATCAAGCGTTCCACTCCAATATAATTTATCATCGCGCTGCACGTCCATCCTTATCTCTCCGGCCTTAATGGAATATAAATCCATATAAGTACGGTCTCCCGGACTAATTACCTTCAGCGTTGCATTGCTTCCCATAATAGGTTCTTCCACGCCTTTCTCTTCCCATTCAATAGTTAATGGCTCATCGTCCGGAAAGGTAAGATCACCTACACCTCCGCTATAATCCTTACACCATATCTCTACCGTCCATTTAATGTCCTGGTTAGTATAATATGTTCCTGTATATCTTTTTCCGAATGCCATTTTAATGCTATTTTATTACTGTTTAAATCAACTTCTACGAGACAGATTATTACGTCTCTGATAAACACCAACAAGATCACGGCCGCGTTGACGAAAAACTACCTCCCCACTTCCAAACCCCGAAGGCTGTATCATAGATTTCAGTTTATCCAAAGGTGCCGTTACCTCGGGATTGCGAGACGCATTGGCATACTCTCCAAATAAACCCAACGTTGGGCCATAAGCTATATTTCCATTTGCAAATTTGGGAACAGCTGCGGCCACGATCATAGCTTGAAAAGAGGCTATCTGTGCAGTAGCCAAACCCTCACCAATAAAAGGAAGTCCTGCGTATGCTGCAACAGTTTTAGCTGCCGCAAGACCTGACCATGTAGCAGCTTCGGCACTGTTTGTTGCCATCTGTGCGGATGCTTGCGTGGTTTGCTCTACGGTTGTAGCAGACGTAAGCGCCTTAACAACCTGTATAATAGAACTAATTCCGTTAAATATCTCTATACCCGCATCGACAATACCCGTTAACTTATCCCAGGCCGATCCGTTTCCCTTCAAGGTTGAAGAAAGATCCCTTATCCCATTTCCTACGGACTTTACGTCGCCCCACGTCTTCTCAAACGTAACTTGACTTTTACGAAGTTTTGCTTCATAATTTGTCCATTCTGTAATCTGAGATTTTATATTTTTTGCCTGTGCAGCAGAAGTGGAAGGTGAAGAAATAAGTTTATTAAGATCCGTTATCTTTTTCTTGATCCCATCAACACCAACTTCCTTAAGTCTTATCGTAACCTCTTTATCTGTCAAACCGCTTAAGTCAGACAATTCCACCTGTGTGGCCGACAGGTTTCCAAGATCTTGCAGAAGTTGACGTTTCCTTGTTAATGCCGCTACGGTTCCTTCAACAGCTGTCAATTGGTCGCCTTCTGCCGTTTGAGCCTGCTTGTTATAAAAAGTAATAGCGTCATCCAGTTGCTTGTATGTATTAAGTTCAGCGATGCCTGCAGGCTTGCTGGCAGCTTCATCCACCGACAACCACCCCTCTCTTATTTTATTCAGTTGATCAATCCGTGCAGCATACATCGGTCTGGTTACTGCATCTGCATTTTGTTGTGCATCCTGATAATACTTAATCGCATCATCAAGTTGTTTATAGGTGCTTATCTCGGTGACTAATGGCTCTATTTTAGTAGCCTTTTCCATTGCGTCACGCTTGTCCTTAAGTTTCTGAATATTATTTGCTATTTCAGCCCGCTCACTGTCACCGGCATGTTTCAGCAGGTTCTCCTGTCTGGTAATCTCCGTTCCGTAATCTTCTAGCGTTTTCAGTTGTGCAGGCTTTGAATATTCCGCCTGCAATTCCTTGATAGCCTCCTGCTGACCCTTTGCCTTTTTAATGCTTTCACTAAGCGTCTGTATCTGTTTTTGATTTGAAGGGTCTGTAGCGTCAAGTTTCTTTTGCCAGATTTCAATATTATTTGCCAGATCCGCGTAACTCTTTGCGTCCTCAACAAGGACGTCGTCCTTCTTTTTCTTCTTTGTGTCCAAATCCGGACGATCAGGTGAACCAACTACAGGTATCTTTATTTTCCCGGCTTCGGCAGATGCTTCCTGCATCTGCTTTTTAAGACTGCTGACAGCCTCAGTATTCTTCTTTATTTTACTTTGTGCCTTTTCCAGATCACTCGACCCGGCCACTTCCACTTCTGTTTGATATGATCCGGCGCCATTCGCGCTTTGCCATACGGTCTGCGTTTCCCTCTCTTTTGAGTATTTTTTAACGGTTCCGTTTTCGTTATATTTGAGCTCGTGATTTTCTTGTTCCTTTTTAGCGATCTCATCAGCCAGCGAACGCGTCCTAGCTTCAATCACCATCTGATCACAATATGCGGCACTATCTGCCGTCAAAGCCTTATACCAATCCGAAACGGTAGAGAAATAGCCAATCGTTGTCCCGTATGCGGAGTTCATCTCTTCCACTAGAGCCTTTTCTTTTTCCTTTGATCCATGAAACTCTTTTAGCTTCTGAATGTTTATTTCCAGCGCCGCACGTGTCTGCTGAAGCTGCTGTGACTCATTTTGCCGTGCCTGTGCGGCGTCATCTACTGCCTGCTTTTGATCCTCTTCCTCTTTTGTAGCCCCGGAAGACTTCTCTGATAATTTTTCATAGAGAGAAATAAGCCCCTGGACGGCAAGGAATAGCCCAAAAGTCATCGTTGCATATAGTGCCACCATTGACGCACGAAGCACCCACGTGCTTGCCGTCGTTGTAATATTCATCGCTGTCAGTATTCCTTTTGCCTGAGCATCAAGTTTTGTTGCTGCAACTGATGCTAATTGCGTAATTCTGGATAAAGAAAAAGCAGTCGCAATACCCCTAACACCATTTGCTACATTTGTAAGTGCAAAAATTGTCATACCCAACTCACTCATTCCCGTCAAAAACGGCTCATATTCGGAAAGAGCCGCACCTATTTTCTTTTTTATATCATCAAAATTATTGGCGAGCTGTTTGGCCTTTCCGGCATCTGTCTGAGCAAGGTTTTGGTTCATCTGTCCGACATTGTCGGTTATTACTTGAGCTAGAGTGGCGGCACGTTGTTCTTCAGTACCATACTTGATAATCTGCGCTTGTGCATCCGTGAATGTAACACCAACGCGTGACAACACGCCTGTCTGGCCCTGCATGGCCTTACCCATCATGTTGCCAATATTCACAGCATCCTCTTCGGTAGCGTTAAATCCTTTTTGCTGTGCCAACAAATTATTCATTGCAGGGATAAGCATCTCAAGGCTTTTACGCTTATTTAAGAAGGTGGCCAGTTGCTGAGATCCCGACAACTGTATATCGTCATCTACTATTCCCAGATTCTTCTGTGCTTCCGTCAGACGTTCAATGCCTTTAACATCACCTTCGGTAGCATTCATACGTTGCTTCATAACAGTCTGAAGCTTAACCTCTGCTGTTTCTTGAACAACATATAATCCGGTCAGGTTTCTGATCTCTTCAGAAATTTGAGAAAAACCGTTAAACGCATTCTGTAACGCCATAGATGCCTGATTGATATCAAGCAGGCGACTATTCATGTGCTCAGCATTATTGCTCACCTGATTAATGGCCTCGCCGAGCTGGCGTGCATCCATCGTGACGGTTCTGACACTCTCCCCGCCCGCAGTTTCTATTTTGATCTGAAATGTTACCGAATTTGCCATTTTATTCTATTCCACGTTTTTTCTTTATTTCCCCATAACGCTGCCGTTCCTTTTCGGGATCCATTTTGCAGGTTTCTGTTTTCCCATCGTCCTTATTGTCCCACTCAAACCGGATAATATCTTTTGGATCCAGCTTGTCTGTTGTGTGCATTCTGACGTAATAAAAACATTGCATACGCGTTTGCTCCCATTCGGCGCGTTCTTCGTTTTTCTTTCCCGTCGTCCACGCTTCAACAATCTCGTTAAACTCACGTGGGGTGCATCTGTCAAAGTCCATAACACTCATACCGATACGCCCCACTGCAAGCCCCAAGAGAATGTCAATATCTATTATTTCACTGTCTGAACTGTTTTTTTTTCAGGATCGAGCAAAGCCGAGAATCCCTGTATTGCATCACTGTCCAGGCGATCTGTAAAATCAACGAGATCGTATGGCATTTCTATTCCTTCAGCATTACAGGTACTCTTGCAGCAGCACCACACAAGAACGGCCATATCAGCCGCACCGTCTATCTGACTTACGTCGTGTCCCGTCTCTTCCTTAAACCTGCGCATTGCGCCCAATGTCAACTTGCAGGGAAAAGACTTCCCATCAGATGTCGTAATCGTTATCTTTATCTTTTCTGCCATAATTATGCTCCCGTATTTTCAGTGATCACGCCGGCTGTCATGGTGCCGTCTTTCACAGCCCCACTGTTGTCGAGTGTGATACTGTATGTCTCGTCATCTCCGGCCTTTCCTTCCTGGTCAAGGCTTGAAATAACGAAGTCTCCATACTCAACGGTTTGAGAGTCCCGATAGTTCCATGATGCTTGCACTGATTCGCCTGCCTTGAATACTTTTTTAAACTCCGGAAGTCCTGCCACGTCGCCATCAAACACAAAGCCTCCTGCAGTAATTGTGGCAGTAAGACTTTTCACATATTTCTCCGCCCATTTACCACTGTTTGATTCTTTTGTTTTACGGGTTCCGGTTTCGGATTTATAACCGATTTTACATTCCGTAGAATGGCCAATAGCCGTCTGTTTTCCTGCTATGGGAATAGACAATATAAGGTCAGTTCCATCTCTATAATCCATAATACCATTTTTTTAAGTTGATTTTCTTTTTCTTGATGATCCATATCGCGACCGCAATAAGCGCCACGACAGCCAGAATGATAACATCGAATACGGAAAAGAAATGCACCTTAATAGGCTTTATCTCCGTTGTTTTTGTAACCGCTGCTTTCACATCGTTCTTTGATGTTGATGACGCATTGCTACTTATCGATGCTGTTGTCTTTACTTTAGAGGGTGCAACCGCTTCGGCGGTGGCAACAATCCCTTTGCCGGTCTTTTTCAGCGTAACACGCGTTGTTTTATTTGTCTGCGTGTAACTTGCTCCCGTCGGAAGTGCTTCCAGCTGCGGGATCGTTACTTCCAGCGCTGCCGTGTCCACCTGCGGGGGTTCCACTTCGGTTATCAGCGTTGATGCCGACATCGCCACCGCCGACACACTGTCCTTTATCTGAGGATTCTGAACCGCTATCGTCCGGGTCGACTGACAACTCATTGCGAACAGGGCACTGCATATTATGAGGGCATTTCTGGATTGCCTGAATAGCCTTTTTGAGACCATTAATGGCACGTTTAAGATTTCCATTTTCTGTTCTGATTTTTTCAAATTCTGTTTGTATTTCTTCATATTTTTTTTGTGTTTTCTCAAGCAGGGCGGAAACGTCGTCGTACATAGACTTAAACGTATCGTGCACATCCTTGGCCGCAAGCGACTCTCGCACCTTTGCGCTTTTTCTGTTTGCAAGCCACGCGATTGCAGCACCTATACCTCCACCCGGTATTGCCCATTGTAATATTGCTAATATCGTGCCCATATTCTTAATTTTATAGTCTTATACTCTTAATCCATGAAGGGACGTCGAAAGAAGGACAAGCCTTTCCGGGATTCAACTGATGATGACCAACGATTTCTGCGCCGGGATGTCTGCGGTGGAAGTCTTTGACATATTTAATCAACGCCGCATTCTGCGCATCCGTTCGGGTATCTTTCGGCTTTCCGGATTCATCCACACCGCCCACATATACCACGTGGCGGCTGGTACTATTATATCCGGCAGCACCGTTGCTTATCTCCCATGGGTCAACATTGTTGTCCTCATTGTAGGGTATCATATTTTCAACACCTCCATTAAGATGTATCATATCCGAATATCCTACCTTTTTCCATCCCCTTCCGCCCTTGCTTACCGGATCGCAGTGCCAGTGCCTTATTTCAGCACTGGTCACCTCACGACCTTCCGGGGTTGCGGTACAATGAATGACGAGTCTTTTAAGTTCCATCACTCAATTATGCCTTTGTACCTGAGTAAATAGCCACATTTGCATCCTCCTTTTTAGGC